TTCTGGGACGATCGTAGTCAAATCCAGAAATATAAAAACTCATCATTGGAACAGAAGTCATGAAACTGGCAGAGTTGTTCTGCATGATGGTTTGCACTTGTCTACTTGAATCACCGTAGCGTATGGGCACACGTACCAGCGTGTGTGCTGTGCCTTCTTCGTTGCGTCCGTATTCTACTTGAAAGTTTGAAAAGATACGGGTGAACTGCAACAGAAAACGACGTATTTGTTCATCATAAAAAAAATATGGATTAGCGGCTGAATTTACTGTTGTCATTGTTGTTTAACCACCGTTGTCTGCATTGGGCTTGAGTATCTCACTCAAACTCTGTCGGCTTGGAATAGCACCACGGTCAGTGGTCTGTACTGTGTTTCTGTTGTTGACAAAACTGGCTCGCTGTGACGCTGCCGGCCCCTCGGACTCAAACACCGGTTTGATACGAACACTGTCTTCGATCTTGACCCATGATGCGCCATTGTAACGGAACAGGCGATTTGGAAAGTAATCCAAGCGTAAGGCATAGTCGCCAACTGCTGGCGATGCTGGGAAACTAACGCCCGGTGTCACAGGCAATCCATTTGGAGCAATGCCGTCGCCAGTCAAGTAGCCAATGGTGTAGCCATCTGAACGTGGTGTAGTACCTTCGCCACCCTGTGTGCCATCCACTGTGGGTGGTGTTTCGTCTGCTGTCAAGCCTGATTGTGCAGGTTGCCCATCTTCTGCTGTGGGAAGAATATAAAACTTTACTGTATCGTAACCAGTCAACGGAACTTCTACATCTGCTTGTACCAAGATTGCATCGTTTAATTCTAGATCTTTTGTGCGAGTAGAAGTTTTTTCTGCAATGGTGTCTGGAGTCTTTTCGGTCCAGTAGGCAGTATTGGTTATGTCTGTGCCAGGCGGAACATTGGTGTTGGCAGTGTAGTACTTGTCGCCATTGTTCACAACAGTGCCGGCAGGATAATAGTTGCCGGGATCCCAGATGTTGTTGGGTTCAAATGCCTGTTTGGTAATGCTGTTGTATTCTTGAGCATTGACCATTGGAGTGGCCTTCACACGCCATAAGTGCGGCAGCCAAGTTTGACTAAAACCTTCTGAAGCAAAGGCCGCATCCTGGATCACATACCAGCGAGGCAATGCTTTGGCCAAACTTTTGTCTAAGGGATGATAATCTTTTAGGTTGGGAATTTCTATCACGTCACCTGACATGAGTTTGCGCCCAATTGTGTCAATCATGTCGTTGTAATGAAACGTGATAAACAAGGTATCGTTGTTTAGAAACAGGCCAAATTGAGTAAGATCAAAGTCAATATCTGCCACACGGTACACGCCACGCTGTACATACACGTCAGGATCATACTGGCGATCACGGTTTTCCAACAACAACAAATCTTCAATGAACAAGGGATTTGAAGTGTCGTAAACCGGTAGTGTGGCATCTGCGTCACCAGGGTCGCCTGTGGCTGGACCCATGTACTTGTGGATGTATATGTCGAGGCCACCCACAGTGTACATTTCTGCAATGGTTCTGTCCAGAAATTGGTAGTCAGAGGTGCGATTGGGACGATATAGGCTAAGTCTTGGCATACGTTATTTATGGTGGCTGGATAATCCCAATTTGCAACACTGTGTTCTAAAAACAACACTTTTGGGAAAGATTGACACGTAAATGGTTCTTTGCTATAATACACACTTAACCACTCAAGGAGTATGTTATGAAAGCCGCTAACTTTTTAACAAAGTACACTGGCCCAAAAGGCAAGGGGTTTATACAGTCTTATGACAAGATAAAAGCCACAGAAAAATGGGTGGAGTATGCACTGGACATTGTGGACATGAGCCGCATTATAATGACAGTGGACTTTGACACTAAATGGCGACTGGCAGAAGCACTGGAAACAGCAGAACGTAAAAAAGCCTGGATGTACAAACACAAAAATTTTGACGTCCGCCGTGCCGCTAAACTTTTTGACACTGTAAAACACTTGCCCAGAACTAAGTAAGGAATAATATGATCGCAACTAAACCCGTTAAGCCCTTAAACCCACGCAGTGCAGATACCACTGCCATGGGCATGGAACCCATTTGGAAAACACAGCCCACCGAAGGTCGTATTAGTGCCTTTAGTCATGCATTTTCCTGGTACAATTACTTTTACGGCAAAAAAGATGCCCGTGACATGATTGTAAACTATTTGGAAGCACATGGTCGTAAAGACGATGTTCGAACACTTCGCCGCATTCCAGACAGTTCAATTCGTTTGACCACAGGTTGGCTGTGTCGCATGAGTCAGGTAGGACTGGAACTCACAGACCCGGAACAGATCAAATTGGATAACTTGCTTAACGAGATTTTGGAATCCAAACAAGATGAAGAGGTAGCAGAAGCACCCGTTGATGATTCAGTGCCACGAATCACCATCCAGGACCGACTGCGTGAAAAGGTATCAGAGTGTGCAGGTGAGTTAGATGGCTTGTTTGACGACTTCGTTGCATCGGGCGCCAAACTAAATGCAGACTACAAACCCGTGGTGCTGATGCGTAGCCTAAACATTGCCCCACAGATGGTGAACGACATTCGACAAATTTGGACACGCAAACAAGCAGAATTTGATGCGGCAGTAGAGGGCAAAGATGCTGACCTAGTACAAGGCTACAGTTTCTTGAGCAAGGTGCAGTTACGGAATTGTGTAAAGTTCTGTGAGTTGGTGATCTCGGACTGTGGTGCGTATGTACAGATTAAAAAGGTTGAACGCAAACCTCGCAAAGTCCGGGCAGTGCCGCCTGAGAAACGTGCGGCAAAGTTCAAGTGTATTGTGGACTTTGCAGAACTCAATCTCAAAGGCTTGCCAGCCGCAAGCCTGGTGGACAAAGCAGAAGCCTGGTTGTATGACACCAAAAAGCGTAAACTGATACATGTTGTAGCAGACAGCCATGCACAGGCGTTTACTGTAAAGAGCAACTCAATCATTGGGTTCAGCACAGTAGAAAGCCAGCAAAAAACTGTGCGCAAGCCTGCAGATATCCTTAAAGCACTAGGAGCCGCAGGCAAGCCAGCCGCTAGAAAGATCTACAAGGATCTGACCACAACAGAAACACCGTTTAACGGACGTGGCACAGAGAACCTGATCATCCTTAAAAGTTGGTAAGTAACGGATGCGATATCCAGACTACTACCCGGATGAATCACCCGATGACCCTCGGGTGTATATCCCAAAAATTGAGTTTTACATAACTAATGTTTGTAATTTAACTTGCCCACAATGCAATAGATTCAATGACTACGACTTCAAAGGCTGGCAACGATGGAGCGATTATGAACAACAATACACCGAGTGGTCTACAAAAGTAAAATTACAAAGAGTAACTATCCTAGGTGGCGAGCCACTGTTGAACCCAACCATATGCGACTGGATCATTGGACTCAACCGCTTGTGGGGTAAAAAAGTAAACGTATTAACCAATGGCACAAGACTAAATCATGTGCCCGGGCTGTACGAGGCACTGTTAAACTACCGAGAAGAAGATGGAAATTGGATAGGTGTCAGTGTGCATAACATTGACGATTTACCAATTTACTTTGAAGAAATACGCAAGTTTCTAAAAGGCGACATAACCTTTTATGAAGGCAAAGAGGCACTCAAGCCTGATGGCACCAAAGCAACCTGGGGTGCAGACTATGCGTTTGTTGACGGTAACGGTGTACATGTACACGTTTGGGTTTACACAGAGTTTAGTAAATCAGCAATAGTGATCAATGATCAAGGCCAACTCACCCTGCATCAAAGTGATCCCATTGTAGCACATGAAAAATGCGGCTTTCAAAAATTTCAAAGTTATCATTTTATCTGGGCAAAATTATATAAATGCGGGCCTGCCGGGCTGTTACCAGAATTTGATAAACAACACCCTTTTGATCTTTCTGAACACGACCGTTTCTTATTAAGTGGATTACGCAGATACAAACCACTCACACTTGACGAATTTGACACACGAGGACAACAATTCA